TCGACACGCTTTTGTACACCATCAATCGTGTTCTTGATATCATTTACAGCACTTGAAAGTACTGTGTGTTGTTCTGCCAACTCTGAAATTCTAGCATCTACGCTCTTGCTGAAAGATTCAACAGTCTCTTGGATTGCTGTTACTTGCACTGCATTTGCTTCAGATGCCTTGTTTAAAGTTTCTGAGAAAAAGCCTTTTAGATCGCCTAACATCTTCGCAAAATCAGGTTCATCAACCTTATCTTCTGATACTTCGGCTGCTTTTTCCAGAGTCTCGGCAGGAACGTCTTCTGCTACTGCTTCTTCTGCAGGAGCCTCAACTGGAGCTGCATCTTCTGCAACTACTGCTGTATCTTCAACGGCTACTTCAACTGCTGCATCAACTGCAACATCTTCAGCAACTACGTTTTCTGTATTGTCTGACATTTCATTACCTCCTTCTGCGTTTGCCTGTTTTGCAATTGTTTGTGTTTCAGGCAACGTAAATCTTGAGTGCTTGTACGCATCAAGAATCTTATCAATCTCTTTTGCTTTATTAACATCTGAACTCTCAACCCAACCAATTAGTTGTGCTGGCTTACCAGAAACTGGTGAGTCATATGTTTTCTCTGTTGAGATAAAAACAGAGTCACTGTCTTCACAGTAAAAAATATTTTCAGTTACAACGCCTACCGCTATACCTTTTGCAATGTATTGTCCATTTACTTTCTGAATAGAAAGAATGTTACAAAGTTCATTTGCTGGCGAATCTACTATTGAAAGTTCAATTAATTCGTATTCCTTTATAAATCTTACAGTCTTGCCATTTGATTTGTTGACTTCATTATCTGATTCAAGAATCTTCCCGCCAATTGAAAATCCTGAAAGAGTTCCGTCTAAAACTTTTTCCCAGGTATCTTGAGCACCTTTTGAAATGTATGCGTCAACATAAACTCCATTATAAAATTCTTTTGACTTTGGATCATAAAAAGTTTCTGGTCTGAATGAGACCATCTTTCCTACTGCATTTGATCCATGCATTTCACGAATGTTGCCTCTAAAATTTTCAAAAGCTTTAAGGCTTGATTCTGCTGTTACAACATCGCTTGTTTGATCAACATTGTCTAGGGTTGCAAATCCAGAAACAGTCCTCTTTTCACGGTTAACTTTAGTGAAAGGAACAGACAAATTAATGTCATTGCCATGGCTAGTCCATAAAGACTTTTCAATATTCATATGCTTAATTTTAGCGACTTATAGATAAAAAGGCAAATAACAGTTGAGTAGAGTTAGTCAACCTGTCTACCGTCGCCCTTTGCATTTCTGCCTTCTCCCGATTTATCGGGTGCAGTTGCTTGGCGATCTTGAGATCTTTGTCTGGTATTTCCAGCTACGGCTGCTTGCTCAGATGCGGCTGGGCCTTTAAGTTCAATTACTACATCCCCGCCATCTAAAGGAATCATACCTTTTCTAATTCTAACTTCATTTGGGGTAATTACTTGCATTCTTAAATATCTCTCATCAATTTTAGATTGAGTATCTTCATCTGTAAGAGTTAATTCATTAAATTTAAGGGTTAAGGCATCTGTCTTTTCTTCAAATATTTTATTTAATTTTTTCTCTAAAATCATTTGTGCTGGACGACATACTTGCTCTTTAAATGTTTTATCTGCATCACGAGCTACCGCTAAATTAACTCCTTCTGGAGTTCCAATTTTATTAATTGGCACACGGTGAGCCAGAAGTATTTCATCTCTATTTGATTTACGATAAACATTAAATGAAGATTCCTGTGGATTTGCCTCCACGGGCTCCATTTTAAATTCAGTCTTTGAGTCTGGAGTATCTCCTGGAAGTGGGATATATAGAGATCTATGATTTTTTCCTTTTAGTCCCACCTGGAAAAATTCAAGCAATTTTCTTTCTGACTCTGGAGAAAGCTTTGCTCCCTTTACTGTAATAATATATCTTGGCACCGCTTTGTTTTCAAAATAATCTAGGTTATATCTTCCAGATAATTCATTACCAGCCAAAGATACTTGAGCCGCAATAATATCTGCTACTCCATAGTAATTATTCATTGGAGTGTATTTCTTTAGATGGATAATTTCATTTGGACGATCTTCTTGTCCAGCAATTGGATTCTCCGTTTCCGTATCTCCAAAATTGCTGAAGAATACAGCCTTACCGTATAGCAGTTGAATAAAGCCATCTCTTAGTCTACGCACACGCATTGTCTTTGCGGGGATATGGCCAATGTAGCCAATATTTCCTGCTGTGGTTCTGCCTATTTCAATATAGCCATTGCCTGTTGCTTCATAGTCTGTAAATACTTTAATTAATGTTTGAGTAAATGTATCTTCATCATTTGTTGTATCAAGCCAAGAGTGTATATCTTGTCTTAACTTGCTAAGTTTTCTACGTGCTCTTTCAAGAGACTTATCATCTGTAATTGAATCAAATGCATCATTTGTTTTCTTTGTTTCTACAAAGTCATACCCTAGCCCAACAATGTTTGCAACTTTTGCATTAATTGCTGCATAGTTGTATGTTGATATTTCATATACTTTTGAAAGATATTCTAAATTATATGGAGGCTCTACTAAATCAAACATAGCATAGCCTGTAATGGCCTGTGCTAATAAATTCTGTTGTGTTCCAATTCCATCTACACCTGTAAATGCTTTTGAAAATTCCCTGTTCATTTTGCGTTTAAATGACGGTCCAAGACCTCTTACTTTTTTAAGATCTTCAAGGCTTGCTGCAAATGGATCATTGCTGATTTCGTCTTTTTTTAAAGAAAACCAGTCCGCGTTATTTGAAATATTAATTATGTTTTCTGAGTTATCTTCATCAAGAAATTCTACGCTCATCTTAACCCCTTTAGCTTTTTCATTTCGTCTTTATAGTTTCCAATATCTAATGGGTCTGGAACTAATCCCCAGTCAAGTCTTTGTTTTTGATGTTGGAACTCTTCATCGTCAATCTTCCTTCTTCCAGAAAGAAACTTAGGCCCGCCCTCGTATATACCAAATGAGCGAACTTCTCTAGCCAAAGCATCGACTTTGGATCTATTACCTTTTTTGGACGTGACTGAAAGAAAATTCCCATCATCGTCTCCAATCCATCTACCGTCAGGCATCTCCCAGACATATATCCCTAGGGTGCTCTCTTCATCAAGAACTTTAGTATTTATACGGTTAATATCCATAGTATTTTATTTTACCATTATTCCCTGCCTAAGTCCAGCTTTTTGTCATACAATGTGACAAAACTTTAAATATTTGACGACTGATATTCAGTATTGTTAATTAAGTAAGCAGTTCCGTCATTACCTGTGGACGATTCTGATATTGTAAATGCTGTATCTGACACCGAAACTACATACTGGTGGGTATAAAGTTGATAGTGGGTGGTTGCCTGCTGGCTAGAAAGGACATCTGGATATAAGGCAATATTGCTATATGTATTGGCTCCGCCAGATTTTGTGCTTGTTTGATTATAATTAAATTTAATATTGCTTGTAGCAACTGAAGATAAAACTAATACAATATGATGAGGTATCCCAGTAGTTAAAAATGATGAAATATTTGTACTTGCTGTGTGATCTACTCCATTTACGTATATGGCTGATACTCCAGTTTTAGTAATTACTCCTAAAGTATTCCATTCAAAGATTTTGCTATTACTTGAGAATAAAACATTTTCGCCAGCTACTGGGGTAAATATCATTTCTATAGATCTAAATGAGGTTCCTGAGTCTACATTGAATCCGCCTCCGTCGTACATTCTAAGGCCATTATAATCATTGTATGAAATAACTGGATGATTGTATCTAGATAGAGCATAGTCTTTTACGGAATAAATCCTATCTCCTGAATTATCTGCATAAAAATCTGTATTTGAAAAGAAGTCTAGATCTAGGGATCTTAGTACTGGAATATTTGTAGATGTATCTGATGAGGTCATTGTAACTTTAAGATATAATAATCCATTTGTTATACCGTCATTTTTATTAAAGAATGGAATAGGGCTATTGTTTTTACATGTCTGCCATGCTGTTCCATTTTGACTTACCTGTACAGATATATTATCTACATCGTCTTCCCACGAAATTTGTGAGCTTGTTACATCAAGAGAAGATGGAATAATTATAGTTTCGGTAAAAGTAAATGTTTTTGACTGAGATGTTGTTGTTTGAAGGAATGTCACATAAGACTGATCAGTAGGCATTATTACATTTTCATTTATAAGATCTGACCATTGCTTTGTTCCTGGGTAAGAGTACCTGGCAACTGGCCTAATTTTAGAATGATTTAAACTAAATAAATATCCCCCGTCTGGGTATATAATTTGAGAATAATTTAATTCTTTAATTCCTTGGAGATAATGATATAAAATTTTAGATCCTGATAAAGCATATCTATAAAATGCTACTGAGTCTATAATAAAATTATTATTAGATAGAGATGGTCCGCTAAAAAAAGCTGTAGAAGTATTTGTAAAAACAAATGAATCTAACTGCTTAGAAGCAACTCTATTTCCATTTATATATAAAATTAAAGAATTTTTATTATAAGAAGCAGCAATATGAAGCGCTTTATTATTAGATACTTTATACCTCAATGAATTAGTAGAAACTTTAAATACAATATCTCCATTTTCATAATATATACCTGATGCTGAATTTAAATCTGCAACAATTGGAACAAGAGAAGAGCTTGTATTTGGCATCTTAGCCCACACCTCTATGGTAAATGGGTTATCTGAATAATATTTATTTGCTATTCCTGGAGTTACATAATTAATTTTTGTTTCATCTGAAACAAGAGTTCCATATATTCCACCTGAAACTAATGGCATTATTTTAGATCCAGATATTCCAGATACAGTTCCATTATTATTATTTCCAGAGAAGTCTAAGACTGGTTGCCCTGATATATCGCTATACATAGAGAATGCATTTTTAACTGCTTGATAGGTAGGATATGAAGAAATAATCTGACTATAGTAATCTACTGTTCCAGACTTTACTTCATCTAAAGTATAATATGATAGGGGAAAATCTGCCAATACAGTTCTGTAGTAAGACATTTTTTAACCCCCCATCATATTATTAAAGTGCTGCTATTTGTGTTTGCTTTTCAGCAATAAGTCCAGTTAAAGTTAAAACAGCTGTCTCATCTGGATCAGACTTTGCATTTTCAGCAATAAGTCTTACTTCAAGTGTATACATCTGATACTCTAAGTTTCTAATTTCTGCTTGAGCAATTGCTGCTTTTTCATCATTTGTTAGAACTGTGTATGTTGGCATTTTATTCTCCTTTTTCTATTTTTGTTTTTTCAGACTCAATGGCTTGAATCTTTTCATCTATTGACTTTATGCTGAAATTTATTTCAGCAAACTCCTCCTGAGTTAAGTCAGGAGTAATCCTATCATTTAACATTATTTTTTCAGCACCTAAAGACTTTAGGTATCCGTTTATAATAAAAAGCTTTTCTTCTTTAAATATCATATCATATCTCCTAAACAAATGCTGACCATGGGCCATTTATGCTTGCATAAGTTACGTTATTATAGCCATACATTCTAAATCTTAAATATCTAGAAGAAGCTGTTGCTGGCAAATCTCCCGCCGCTGATGAAACTATATAATTCCAAACTGAAGCAAGTCCTGATGTAGATATATATGATGTATTGTAATTTTTTGTATTTCCACCTGTAATCAGTGTTCCACCTGCAGAACCAGATGCTCTTACTTCCCATTCAATACCATACGGTGTAAATGCTCCAGAAAATGATGCATTATCAAAGCCCCATTTCATTGTTGTTCCGCTTCTATAAAAAGTTGGTGTTGTTGGTGTACTTACTGTATAAGCAGAAGATGCGGTAGTTGTTGCTGATGTCGTTCCTGCAGAACCATATCCATAACCATTTTTATAAGCTTGAACAGTTACATAATATGTAGTGCTTGGAGATAAACTGGTTACTCCATATGTTGTGCTAGTATTGCTTGAAGAATTTACTATGTTGCTACCTCCAGGTGATGTTCCAACTCCAACATAATAAGAACTTGCTCCAGTTGTTGCAGACCATGAAATTGTAAATGAATTTTCTGTAACGCTACTTGTTGAAGGTGAAGGAGTTCCTGGTGCAGTATATGCAACTGTACCTGATGTTTTATATGCACCATATGGAGTCCATACATTATTATCTCCAGAAGCTGAAATATAAAAATAATATGTATTGCCTTCTGTAAATGATCCAGAAAAACTAGCTGATGTTGATGTAGTTTCCCGATCATATGAAGATGCAGGATCTAGGCTTATGCTGGATGCACCAGTCCAATACACTCTGTATTTTGTTGCATAATTTGAACCACCCCAAGATACATCTAAGCTGGATGAGGATGCACTTCCACTTGCGTATGTTGGTGAAGTTGCATTAGGTTGAATTAAAGTACCTGATCCTGTTCCATAACTACTATATGTTGCTGGGGCTGATACTGTAGATACAGTACTTGAGCCATAACCCTGAACAGTTGTTGATCTGGGGTAAATAGTAAAATTTCTAGCATTGTCATCTGGCGGATTATAAGAATAGCTTACTACATTGCCTACATTTGTATAAAATGTTCCATCAATATAAAGATCATAAGATACTGCCCCAATTGCAGTTGGCCAACTTAAAGAAATTACTCTGTTTGTGTTTACCGCTCTCACTGAAAATGATGCTGAGCCTGCGGTTCCTGTACCACTAAATGATCGATTTGCAATATCAACACTTGGTGAACCTGCAGTTCCTCCTGATGTGGTTTCGTATGTAGTTGCATTAGATATAGCGTTCCAAGAACCACTATATGATAAATTAGATACATTAAATGAGACAGTTGGTGTAGATACTAATTGAGTATTATTTGTAGCAGTTAAAGACGTAACATACGTTAACATTTGAGTTCCTGTTGTAGAAGAAGTTGTTGTATTACCTCTTTGATTAGTAGCTTTTACTTTAACTCCAATTATTTTTT